AACATACCTACACCGATAAATGAGAACACATCAGTTGACTATAATAGAACATTAGCCGACGGTAGAAATTATCAAATTATTAAAGAAAAAAATGGTTATATCATTAAAAGAAGTTTGACTGAATCTACTGATGAAGTGGATTATTTAGAGCCAATGAAAAATAGAAAGTATTATTCATCTTATTCTCAAGCGTTCAAAAGGCTTAACTTAATTGCAAAAGAAGTAAATGTTAATGAAGGTCAAGAGGCTAACGTTAATTTATTTTATGAAAATGATGCTACCAAGTATATTTTAAAAATGAAAGGTGGAGAAACAGAAGAACAAGCACCGGCACCGGCTCCAGCTCCCGCTCCGGCACCTGCTCCGGCTCCCGCTCCGGCTCCCGCTCCGGCACCTGCTCCGGCACCTGAAGACGAATTTGATATTGATGATACAGAAGAACTTGATTTAGGTGATGACGAAATGGATACTGAAGATGACGAAATTGTTACGTTAAAAGTTATTCAAAAGTTAACCGGTAAATTGGCTCAAAAATTAAGAGCGTTTGAAGATGCTCAAGAAGACGAACCAATGACTTCTAAAGACATTAAGTATGTTATTAACTCAATCTTATCAGCTTTAGATTTAGCATCTTTAGATGAGGAAGATAAAGAAGAAATAATGAATAAATTTGAAGATATTGAAGCTGACGATTATTTAGGTGGTGACGATATGGATGGTGAAGATTTAACTGATGATAGTGAAGTTGAAGATATCCAAGCTGATATGGATGTAGAACCTGAAATGGCCGAAGGATTTATGTATGATGACGTTGACGAAGATAATCCTGATGATTTTGAATTTGATTTTGAAGTAGAAGACGAATTACCTTCTCACCCAAGACATAGAAGATTAAGACCTCATTCAATGAAAGACAGCCACGCTGACCGTTTAGAAGGTATGTTTGAAGGTATGTTCACAGAATCAAAAGTTGATGAAGTATTAAGAGGTTATTTTAAAATAGACCAAAAAGAAAAACAATTAATTGAAAATAAAAAACAAAAAGTTAATTTAATTAAAGAAGATAGAAAAAATAAGATTTCTAAAATCAAACAAATTTCTGAAAGTATTTCTCAAGAAGTTGCTTCTACAAAATTAATAACAAAATATCCGGGAGCGAAATTAGTTGGTAAAACTAACAAACATAACTTGGTATTTGAAATGAATAATAAACAACTTAGAGTAAACACTAAAGGTGAGATACTATGAGTTATTTAATATATGTTAACGAATTAGGACCAAATTATAAAGGGGATAACATATATGAATTTATTTTCTCGGATAGTTTGGAAAACATTTGGGGTGAAAACTGGGATGCTAAACCATCCAACAGATACCCACTCCCACCTGATTTAGAACACATAAAAAAAGTAGGAGTTTTGAAGAATGATATGATAACCATGTCAGTAATTCAAAACTCTGATTATTTTTCGATGATTGATTCTATGGATGGGATAATTGCTTTGGGGTATGAAAATGAAAGTGATGACGTTGATTTTGATAGACAAACTAGATTAGTATTTTCGTTTGGTGAAACAGAAGAATCAGTAAAAAATAAATTATATGAACGAGACATCGTTTTAGAATTTGAAAAAAAAGTTGTATATGAACACTAATCAAAAAAAATTGAAACTTATTAAAGAAGGATTTAAAGCTTCAACATTACAATATTTGTCGGATAAACAAATTAACGCATTATTCAATAGATTACAAGAACAAGTTAGTGCTGTAACAGAACCTGCCAAAAAAGGGTATAAAATTGGTGAAAAAGGTGGTAACTTACCTGCGGCGCCTAAAGGTTATAATATTAATAAAAATACTGATGGTAGTATAACTGCGATACCTAATGAACAAAAAGATTTAGGTGAAGATACTGAAGTAGATAAAGATGACGAAGATAAAGGTGAAGTAAGTCAAGACCCTGTACAAGTACAAGGACCTGATGGAATGGATGATGATTCGGATAACCAACTTCAAGAAAAATTTGAATCTAAAAGTCAACAAAAATATTTCTTTGCAAGATGTAATGATAAAACACAATCTAAAAAAATTAGAGATAAGTGGTGTAGAATGGCTGATGAGTTTGCTAAAGATACCAAATTTAATAAATTACCTGAAAAGAAAAAAGAACCAAAAGAAAATTTTAGTTTTGACGATTATACTAAAAAAGTAGGTGCGGCATTGGCAGGTGGAATGAAAAATAATTTGACTAAAATATCTCCAAGTGTTACTATTGGTGAAAACGAAATAGAAAAACAAATTATGAGATTAGTTGAAAAACATATAACACCTAAAATGTCTAAAAAAGATTTTTTAAGTTTAATTGGTGAGGACACAAAAACTGCTCCGGCAAAACCAAAAGTTAAACCGGGGACAAAACCGGGAACAGATTCACCATACAAACCTAAACCGGGTGTTAAACCAGCTCCTAAAGCTAAAAAAGAAATTGACGAAGATACTAAAACGGCGCCTGTAAAACCAAAAGTTAAACCAGGTACAAGACCGGGAACAGATTCTCCTTACAAACCTAAACCGGGTGCTAAACCGGCACCTAAAGCTATTAAAAAAGAATTACCTACTTGGTTATCGTTTGATAGTATAGGTCTTAAAATTGATTAATCATGAGTTTAAATATAAAAATAGAAGAGATTTTAAAAGCTAAAACAAAATTAGAAAGAAAATTATCTGAAGGTACAATTACTAAAAATGAACGTTCATTACTTAAAGAAATTAAAAGTAGTTTAGTTGAAGCACCAATTGATTATGAAGGTCCTGAAAGAATGGAACCGGGTATCGAAAGAAAAATTACTTCAAAACAAACTCCATTTAATCAAAATCCAGCTTTACCAAAAGATGGTGATAAAGATTATATTGAAGTAATCTCCTCTAAACGTTTTAAGGATTCTGTAGACAAAGTAAGAAGATATTTGGGGGATACTACCGCAATTCAAGGAAACAATCCAATGATGGGTCTAATGTCGACAGTAATGAATGGTTTGCAAAGAATTGTACAGGTTGAATCTCAAAATAAAGAATATCTTGAAAGATTAGCAGTTAATTTAGTTGTTAAAGAACTTGGTATTCCTGAAGGGTCATTACAATTCGATGCTCAATTAGTTCACGGACCTATGGCTGCGGCTCAAGGAATGCAGACAGAACCTCAACAACCTAGTGATGAAGAAGTTAAAGACGCATTTAAAAAGGCGGAAGACCATTCTGAAGAATTAGAGGATTTTGCTGATGAATTTGAAAAATTTAATTTAGAAAAATCAAAAAGAAGATTAATTAACTCGTTAATACAAGGAGCGGCTTTTAAAGGTGGTCATATGTATGTGTTAGTTAGTGATGAATTAAGTAGATTAGACCCTAACTTACTTAATCATTATGGTGTTACACAAGCCCTTATGGAACACTTATATTGGTTATACCCGGATATGGAAGGTATGGCAGGTTCAGGTGGTGGACAAATGGGTCAAAGTGAAGTGGATGATGAAACAGACCCACCAACAGTTAAGGCAAGAGCTATGACGTTTCCATTATTAGTTCACGAATTAGTGAAAGGTGTTTATGAAGTATTTGGAACACATGGTTTACCTGATGACCCAAAACAAGCCGAAATGGTTTTAGGGGCGGAAGATACATTACCTGCCGAAATATGGGATTCTAGATTAGGTCCAATATTTTGGGAAAAATTTTTAGAGGCGTATCCTGATAAATTGTTTGATGATGATATGAAACACATCCAACATTATTTATTTGTGAGATTCTCGAAACTATCAGCACAAGAGTTTTTAAGAGTAGCTAAACTAATATTAGAAGGAAACCCACAAGGTGCTCAATTTATTCAAAGAATGGTTGACGAAATCGTTAATGATTTGAAAAAAGATGAGTATGATGAAAAAATGGGTGACGATAATGATGATGACGACTACGGTGACGACGACTTGGATGATTTTGATTTGTCGGCACTTGGGTTCTAAAAACCAAACCGACTTATGTCAAATTTAACAAAAGAACAAGTATTAATTGAATACGTAAAATGTAATCGAGATGTTGAATACGCACTTAGAACGTATTTAGAAACATATGATAATACGGTTAAAAAATATGTTCCATTAGAACTTTTTCCTGACCAATTATCTTTATTAGAAGATTACGAAGAATACAATGAAAACATTGCATTAAAGTACAGACAGGCCGGGGTATCAACAGTTACCGCGGCTTGGATGTCACGAAAGTTAGTATTCGCAAGAAAAGAAACCCCCGAAAAAATATTGATTATCGCCAATAAGTTGGATACTTCACTGGAGATGGCTAATAAAATAAAAGCGTTCGTTGCTCAATGGCCGTCTTGGACAGGTGTAGATTTTGATAAAGCAAAAAATTCCCAAAAACATTATAAATTAACAAATGGTTGTGAGGTTAAAGCCGTTGCGACATCGAAAGATGCCTTGCGTGGGTTTACACCAACAATACTTGTATTTGACGAGGCGGCGTTTATCGAAGCTGACAGTGACTTTTGGGCTGCTTGTATGGCGTCCCTATCTACGGGGGGTAAAGTAATTGTTGTTTCAACTCCAAACGGATACGACCCAATTTACTACGAAATATATGACCAAGCATTACGTAATATGAATGACTTCAAAATTACCGAGATGTTTTGGTATCGTGACCCACGTTATACTAAAGATTTATTCTTGGTAAAAACTGATGATATAATTCATTTCCTATTGAATAAAGAAGATTATAAACCAGATGAATTTCTTGATTGGTCTAAAATACCTTATGAAAATAGAAATTATAAAGAGTTAAGAATTATTATGGATGCCGGGTATAAACCTTGTTCATCTTGGTTTGAGGCGATGGTTAAGAAATTAAAATACGATAAACGTAAAGTATCCCAAGAGTTAGAATGTAACTTCTTAGGTTCGGGGGATAACGTATTTGATTCTCTTA